TTGGTACGGCGTACCAACGGGATGGGCGTGTACCAAGTGGGAACGATCAGGGCGCGCAAGCGGGCCAATGGCGAGATGGCTTATACCGCGCAAATCCGCATCCAGCGAGAGGGGCAAACGGTCCACTCGGAAGCACAAACGTTTGATCGCAGGCCAGCGGCGGCAGCTTGGCTTCGGAAGCGGGAGAAGGAACTGGAAGCGCCGGGCGCACTGGAGCAAGCGCGCGGCAGCGACGTGACGCTTTCGAAGATCATCGCGCAATACATCGAAGAAAGCACCCGCGCACTCGGCAAGACGAAGACGCAGGTGCTGCGAACCATCACACGGTCTGACCTCGCCGCAATGCCCTGTGATCGCATCGAGGCGCGCCACATCGTGGAATATCTGCAAAGCATCGAGGCACAACCCCAGACCGTTGGCAGCTACGCCAGCCACCTTGCGTCGATCTTTACTATCGCCCGGCCCGCTTGGGGCTATCCGCTGGATGACGGCGCGATGAAGGACGCCGTCACGGTCTGCAAACGACTCGGCGTCATCAGCCGGAGCAAGCAGCGCGATCGGCGGCCGACGCTGGACGAACTGGACAAGCTACTAGATCACTTCACCGACCGGAAAAAACGGGTGCCGCAGTACATGCCGATGGTGCAGGTGGTGCTGTTCGCGCTGTTCTCGACGCGCCGGCAAGAAGAGATCATCCGCATCCGATGGGACGATCTCGACGTGAAGCACTCCCGCATCCTGGTCCGCGACATGAAGCATCCGGGCGAAAAGCTCGGGAACGACTCGTGGGTAGACCTTCCAGCTCCAGCCCTCCACATCATCCAATCCATGCCGAGGAAGCGCGAAGAAATCTTCCCCTACTCGACGGACGCGACCAGCGCGAACTTCACTCGAGCGGGGAAGATTCTCGGGATCGAGGATTTGCACTTCCATGATCTCAGGCATGAGGGGATTTCGCGCCTGTTCGAGATGGGCCTCAATATCCCGCACGTTGCAGCGGTCTCGGGGCATCGTTCTTGGATCAGCCTCAAGCGTTACACGCATCTTCGCAACGTCGGCGATCGATACGAAGGCTGGAAATGGATGCCCAAGCCACCCCCGGAACCGTCATAGCAGCCTGCGTCAATCCTCCCGCCACACCGGCCGCCGAATGATCTTGATGGCCGTCAGTGTACGGACCCGGATGCTCTGGCGCTCGGAGGCCGGCGGGTCGACGGCGTAGACCTCCGTTGCATCTTTAAGCCCGCAGCCCTCGCACTTGAGGCGACCCATCATGCTATCGACTTCGATATTGCCGAGAAGCATCAGCATGTCCGCCGAATGGTAGTGGCGCGTCCGCCGGCACATGTTGCAGCGGACACGGATCAGCATTCCCAGATCATGGGTCTGCTTGAGGGTCAGTCCGATGTTGTCCCGGCGCGGCATAAGAACGGATAGAGAACGCGCCGCATGATTCGGCAAGTGCGACCGTCAGTCGGCTTCCAAGGATTTGCGCACGGCCGAGGCGATTTCATCGGGCGACTGACCCTTGGACGCGGCCACCCAAGCCGCATGTGCGGCGCGATCCGCAAGCGGGCGACGCGCCGAGCGAAGCGCCACCACCCTCGCTTCCAGTCGCTCGACATGCTCGCAAGCCGCGTCCAGCTCGTTACGCCGATCCGTGCGCCCGATCGCGCGTATCCAGTCCGCATAGCGCCGAAGAATGGTGATGGTGCGTTCCATCCCGGCAATATGATTGCCAAGCCTTAAACCCGCCTGATGATCAGACCCCCGAAACGCAAAAAGCCCCGCTCCCGGCTTGCTGGCCGAGAGCGGGGCTTTGCTATGGGCGGCGATCGAGCAGCGCCAGCCGTTCCAAAATGTGTTCGAGCGTTCGAGCGGTTCCTTGCTCTTCGCTTTTCGCGAGCGACTTCGCAGCTTCCGCGATGGTCTCGGCCGCGTCCGCGATCCGCTCCAGCTCGGCCGCGATCTTGGTTGCATCCAGTCCGCCGCCGACGGCCGCGCCAATCGCCCGCAGAGCCGGGTCGGGCGGCGCAGCCGACAACCGGCTCATCATCGCGCGGAGTTTGGGCGTCAGAGCGCCGAACAGACCGGCGAACCCGGCGAAGGCGATCCAGAAGACGATAGGCACCCAGGATGGAGCGTCAGCGGGTATCGTGGGCATGTTGGCGGGCCACCCTGCGGTCATGAGCATCAAGAAAGGCAGTCCACACGTTCGAAAGCTCAAACAGAGCCATGAGCGTCACGAGGTAGGCGAGCATCGACCCTTCGACCGGCGCGGAATGAAAGCCGATCGCCATCATCATGGCGATCGAAAAGGACCAGACCCCGAGAGCGGCCCTGATCTCGGCACAGCGCCGGAGCACGACGCCGTTGATGACCAGGACGACGATGCGCAGGAGCCCCGTTCCCATCAGGAGATACGCCCAAGTCTCTTCGCTCGCCCATCGGGCCATGATGTCATAGGAGGGCGAACGGGCGAACGTGTCGGCGGGCTGGTAGAGCGCCCATCCGATCCAGAGCAAGGCGCAGGCCATGAACCATTCGAAGCGCCTGACGCTGAAATGGCGCACGAGCTGGACGACGATCACCATGGCGAGCGCCCCTCTATGGTCGCGACGGCACCCGCCAAAGCGCCATGTCGCGCCGAGCACTCCCCGAGCGACTGACGATCCTGCCCCCACAGCCTGACCGCCTCCGGCATCGTCAGGTCACGCGCCGGCACATCAGCGAGGGCGCGGCATGGCTGCGTCAGGCTGACCGGAATGTGAGGGAGCAAAGGCGCGGCCGGTGCGGTTGAGCTGGTCCGACACGCGGCCAGGGATAAGGACGCGGCAAGAAGTGCCGCCAGTCGCAGGAGGATCATCGGGCTTCTCACTGAGGGCTTGTTCGAGTTTGGCGAGCTGCGCCGATTGCTCGGCCGTGCGTCGTGTGTAGTCGGCCGTGATCATGTCGATCTCGGCTTGCTGGGCTTGCTGATCGGCGCGCGCGCGCGCTTCCGCCTCCCGGCGTTTGGCATCCTGCGTCAGGCGCTCTTCGTTTTTCGCGGCCAGCTCGGCCGCCGGCACCGTGAAGATGTCCGCATAGAGAGTGCCGCCGACCCACCCCACGCAAACGCCGAGGACCAGAATGATGATGGCGGCCACCAGCTTGAGGCCGTCCATCATTTAAGGCCCCGAAGACAAAGGGCGCGCTCGCTGATCAGGCCGGGTAGGCCGTTCACGCGGCGATTGGCGAGCCCCTTGATCACCTTCCCGCCGGCAAACACCCAGCGGCTCAGCTCTTCGCAGGCCCCGCGCACGTCGCCCGCCTTGATCTTGCGGATCAGGCCGGACTTGCAGGCCGCGCCCGTGCCGATGTTGTAGCCCCAATCGTTGATCGCGATGTAGCTTTCCGCCGGCACGTGCCACAGCTCGGGAGCGCACTGGAGCATTCGAGCTTCGTGCTCCAGGATTTGCCGGCGCAGGCGCGCCTCGCACCCTGCCGGCGTCTCCCGCATTCCGCGCGTGACGCCGTAGGTGTCGCCGTTGCAGATGGTCCAGACCGGCGGGCTGGCGATTGTGTCGAGGTAGGCGTCATAGCGCATCCCCTCCCAGGACGCCGTGTAACCTGCCGCCGTCGCCAGCATGGCCGCCCCGGCCGCGCCCCCGGCGAGGTATCGGCTTTTGACGGTGGCAGGGCGCGGGCTCTTGCCCGGCCCGCTCATTCGTCGTCTCCCGACACGTCCCGCTGCGCGACGATGCGAGCGACGAAGGCCGCGCCGATCGTCAGCCCGGTCAGGAGCGTATAGGCGCGAGGCGAAAGGAACGACTCGCCCATCGACTGAAGGATGAATTCCAGCGCCGACAGACCGCCGGCAAGGGCGAGGAACCGGACGGACCAGGCGCGTCGGATCACTCGCCCCACATTGGGAACGAATTTCATGTCAGGGATCTCCGAAAACAAAAACGCCCGGCGCTAAGGCCGGGCGAGGTCAGAAGGAATTGAAGGGCAGATCAGGCCGCGAAGCCGAGAAGCGCCGGCAGTCGGGGCGCGAGATCGTTGGCCGCTGCGACGATGTTGGCGACGAACTGGTGAGTCCCGTCGTTCGTGCTGTTGGGCGCGAACTTGCCATCGGCCGTATGACCCGAGGCGGCATACATATCCCAACCCGCATCGCACTCGCCGGCCCCACCATAAGGCAACGCGGCATAGGCCCCGCGCCGCATGTTGAGATCGGCCAGCTTGAACTGATCGCCGTTGGCGCTGGTGGCGTAATCGGACACCCACACCGCGTCGTCGTTCTTGCCGGTTTGGTTGGCCGTGGTGGCGTAACCATCGGTCGAGGTCGTCGCCGGCAGGAGCGTGGTGCGAACGATCCGCTTCGGACCACGCAGGGTCGCCCGCAGATCGCTGTTGTGCCATGACGTGAGGACACGCAGGCCGTTGCCGCTCGCATCGTTCAAGGAGCCCGGCGCGGCACCGACATTTTCAAACGTGATGCCCGAGCGCCGATCGTTGCCGGCATGGTTGGTGATCACGCCATCGCAATACTGACGGAAGACCCGACGCAGAGCGCTCGGCCCCGCGTCATAGCCCGCGAACTGATTGCCGATGTTGCTCCCCGAAAGCGACACGTCGATGAAGGAATAACCCTTCATGTTGAGCGCGCGCTTGACCGGGCCGCCGAAGCCGGCCACGAACTGGATCGTTAGAGCGTCGGCCCCGACACCATCGAGCAGCGCAACATACCAGCCCAGAGCATCGCTCCGCAGCCGGACGCGCGCAGCGAGATCGCCGCCGCCTTCATCCTTCACCGCCAGGAGCTGGGACACGTCGGGAAACGGGAGCCGGTAGTATCCCCGCTGGTCGGGCTCCAGTTCGACGCTCCACGTCTGATCGACAAGGCAGCGGCCAAGAGTGCCGTGCCAGCCGCTTAACTGACCCGTCGCCGCGTCGATCAGCGCGCCGATCGCCACGACAGACGCGCCGGACAGAACTTCCGCACGGGCGATCACGTCTGCCGGTTCGATCGGGCGCGCGGTTGGCGCTTTCACGAGGACGGGCCGCATGGTCAGTCCAACGCCTTATTGGAGACCGGCGGCTCGGCCTTGTTCTTCAGCTTCGGCGCAGCCTTCTCAGTTTCGGCTGGCTTGGGCTCCGGTTCGGAAGCCAATTCGTCATCGTCGTTAAGTTCCTCCAGAACGCCGAGGCGAACCAAATTCGCCGCGTCGGCCTTGGAGAGGGTTCGAACGTCACCCTCATAATATTGCTTGTCACCGTCATGCTGACGGAGCACTTGAAAACGAGCCATGGTTAGCCTCCTTCGGTTCATGAGAGGGGCGGAAGAGCCGCCCCTCATGATGAGCCGATCGGCGATCAGGCGACGGAACCATAGATGAAGGCTTCGGGACGATAGACCGCGAGAGCCAGGCGCTCTTCGCAGAGGATCGTCACGAGGTTCTTCACGAAGTCGTCCTCGTTTTCCGTCGCGATCTCGACACGAGCGAGCCAGCGATCGAAGAGCTGCGCGCCGAGCGAGAATGCGCCGGTGAGGAACTTGTTGGCAGCCATCGACTGTGTGGTGACGACCGGCAGACCCCAGAGGGTCGGGCCGATAGAACCCTGAGGAACGCCGATGATGTAATTGCCGCCAGCGTCCTTCGTCAGTTCAATTTTCGTCCAGTCGATCGGATTGAGGACGTGGCCCGTTGCCGGAAACTCGGCCAAGGCCGCCTGCAACATGGCGAGCCGTAGCGTGTCGATCGGGGTCGCGGAGGCCGGGGAAAAGGCAGCGGCATAAGCTGTCGCCTGCGGCACGATGCCGAGAAGGTTTTGGCCATTACCATCTCCGTTCAGGATTTGAGCCTCTTCGCGGAAGGCCAGACCGTAGCGGAGCTGGCCGTCAATGAAGGACTGAAGCTGCGGCACGTCATCCATGATCTGGCGAGACGCCTTCATGTGATGCGCAATGACCTTGGCCGTGGTCGAGACCAGCGCCACCTTCAGATCCGATTGGGGCTTCGAGGCTCCTTCCGCGACGGTCGCCGCCGCGTTCGTGAAGCCCGTCTGCTTCACATATTCCAGCGTGTTGCCATCCATCCGGCCGGGCGTAATCAGGTCGCGAATGGTCAAACGGCGCTGCGGAAGGCCAAGGATACCCGGCAAGCGGGTCTGGTTGACGGCGTTGCCGACCGCCCCGGCCGTATCAGTGACGGCAGAGGTAATGGTCGCCTTCACGCCCACATCGACACGACCGCGCTTACCGTCACTGGCAAGAAGCGCTTTGACCCGCTCGTCGTCCGTGAAACGTTCGCCGAGAGACTTCTCGCCACCGTCGGGGCCGCCGCGCCCGCCAGCACGCGCCATCTTCTGTTCGAGATCGGCGAATTGCTCGCTCAGCCCGTTCATCTTCAAAAGGGCTTCGTCAGCCTTTTCCTTGACCGACGCGGAAAGCGTCTCGCCGGCCTTGGCCTTGCCGAGCGCGTCTTCGGCGATGGCCTTCACGGCATCGATCGCAGTCTTATGGTCGGCCTTGATCTCGGCCGCGAGTTCGGCAACCGACTTCGTACCGCCGCCCGGCCGATCCGCTGCATCGAAAGCGATGCGGGGACCGAACGGGAGGAGGGCGAGACCGGCAGCAAGGAACGCGAGGCCGCCGCCGGCGCGGGGGCGCAGGTTCATAGTCATGGTCTGTCCTTTGGGATAAGGGGTGCGGCCTATTGGCCGAGAAATGCCCGACAGAAGTCGAGCGCGTCATCCGCTGCGGCAGGTTCCCCCTGCCCCTTCAGGTGGACGCGCGCGGCACGCTCCGCCTGCGAGTTCGAAAAGCCCAATCCCTTGAGCCACAGTTCGAACTCCCGTTCTGTCAGCCGGTCCCCGGCCTTCAGCTTTTCGTTGAGATCGTGGACGGCCTTGGCGGCCTTCACGCTGGAGATCGTCGCATTGTCGTTCGCGCCGATCGAAACGATAGAGACCTCGTGGAGGGCGAGGGTTTCCAGCGTCCAGATATTCGTGTCCGTATCAACCGAATATTCCTTGATCCGGTAGCCGATCGACAATCCGTCGATGTCGCCCGCCTTCAGTAGCTCGTACGCCTCGCGGGCGCGCTGGACGCCCATGTTCAAGCGGCCCTTCAGAAGCAGCCCCTTGTCGTCCTCGCGAGCCTCCAGCCATTTGCCGATCGGCTCGCGCGCATCGTGCTGCCAGAACATCTTCGGCATGGTGCCGGCGGCTTTGTGTTGCGCCAGACTTTCCGCGAAGGCCCCAGGCGCGACGACATCGCCATAGCTGTCCGGCTCGCCGCCGAAGGTCGAGCCATACCCCTCGAACTCGCCGGTTTCCTCCAGCGCCTTGATCTGGAGGCAGGGCGGTGCCTTGATGACGGGCGATCCGATGTCACCGGAGCGCGCGGCAAAGCCTTTCGTCTTCATGTCGGCTGGTCCTGTTCTTCCGCGATGACTTGCCGGATCGTGTCGCGCCCGGCTTCCGTGATCGGCACATTCTGCATCTGCATCCGGGGCACATCGCCACCCTCGACGGGAGGCAGGTTCTCCAGTTTGCGCACTTCGTTGATCGTCATGGCGCCGATCGCCGTCATCTGTTGGTAGAAGCGCGCCCGGCCGCTGCTATCGGCTCGCAGCAAGCCCTCCAGATTGAATTCGATCGTCACGCCTGCCGCCCGATCCTGCGGCGTCAGGAGCTGCTTTTCGCAAGCCTGTTCGATGCGCTTGAGGCGGCGGCGAAGCGTGAACTTCTGGAAGCCCAGCGTTTGCTGTTCGAGGCCGGTTCCCCAGCTCGTGGACTTCTCCGTGTGGCCGATCATGTGAGGCGGCACCCCGAAGAACCGGCAGATTTCCTCGACTGAAAACCCTCGCGATTGCAGCATCTGCGCATCGTCAGGGTTGATCGTCAGGTTTTCCCATTTCGTGCCGCCCTCCAGAATGAAGGGCCGCCCGGAATTCATCGCGCCTGCGAACTTCTTGAGAAGCGTCTCTTCCGCGATGGCCCGTTGCTCCGGGGAAAGCCAGTCCGAGAAGGTCAGGACGCCCGAGGGTCGAAGGCCATTCTTGAACGTGCTGCCCGCCGACTTGTCGATCGCGCGCGCCAAGCTGAAGGTGTTGCGCCCGAAATGGAGCGTGGACATGCCGCCCAACGGGTTCCCGCCGAAGCCCCGGATATGGAGCATCGTCTGGTCTGTCTCGACATAGGCCCGCCCGTCGTCCGACCAGCGATATTCGAGCGAGCCGTTTTCCAGCCTGCGAACCGTGATCAAATTGGGCGAGACCGGCAGCAAGCCAGTGACGCGGCCACCCGAGCGCTCAACACGGGCATAGGCGTTGCCCCAAAGCTCCAGCGAAGCGCAGACGAATTCCCAGAAGTCTACCGCTGTCTGGTCATAGTTCGGGCTGTCATGAAGCACCCGATAAAGCGGATGATCACGGGCAACCTCGCGCTCGTCTCCAGCGCGCCGGTAGACCATAAGGGGCAGACTGGCGATGGTGCCGGCTAGGAGGTTGGTGCAAGCCCAGACCGCCGAGAGGCCGAGCACGGCATCGCCCGTTACGATCTCGCCGGCATCGCCGCGCTGGTTATCCGGCACCCAACCGTCCGGCTTTTGGATCGTCAGGTTCCGCAGAACCGTGTTGGCCGCCTTCAGTGCGAGCCTGCGAAATGCTTTCACCCCGCCCCTCCCAAGCTCTCAAAATAAGCATTCATCGATCCACCCTTCACTTGCGGGTTCAGGGCCATCATCGCCACGGCATTGAACATCGCCATGGCAGGGTCGATTTTCGCGTCGCCGGCATTTTGCTTCGTGGCGCGGATCGCGGTCGCGGTCGGTTCGATCCTGATATTGCCGACACACCAGTTCATCATGTCGCTGCCAGCGTGGAAGAACGTGCCGTTCACGAGCTTGCGCTCGGCCGTCTTGATCGCGTTCATCAAGCCGAAGCCTTGGCTGACGCCCACGAGGTTCTTGGCCTCTTGCGTGACGCCGATCGACGCGAGCGCATCCACGAACTCGCCAAGGCCCGCCGGATCGACCGCGACAGACGACAGGATGCCGGCTTCCTTCACGATCTCGACCACATTCACGATCTCGGTCAGGTCGGCCAGTTCATCGCCAACGATCGTTAAGTCGCCGGCCTTCTGGAAGTCTCGCAGCCGGGATGCGATTTGCTTACGCCGGGTCAGAACGCCTTCGTGGCACCACGCATGAGACCATGCCAGCCAATCGCGGGTCTCGCGCTCGCGGCCGACAACAGTCACGCCGAAGAGATCGTCCAAGCCGCCACCATCCACTCCGACAACCGCCACTTCGCAGCGATGCAGGAGGTCGGGGAGCTGGAGCTTGATGCCGCGATCGGCCCAGAAGTCCGCGCCGGACCATCGATCCGTGCGCATGTTCGTATCGATCTCAACGTTCAGATGCTTTGCGAGGAAGACGTTCCGGGTTTCCGGCCCCTTCTCCATCTCCTTGCGCAACTCGTCCTCCAGCCATTCCTCGCTAACCGAGTGCCCAATGTTCGGGTTCGTCACGTAGAAGTTGGCGGGGTCGAGATAGGCTTCCGACTTCACCATGGCCGCCGGAAACTCGTAGATGATGGGTAGGAACTTCCTGTCTTCGATCTCGCCGTCCCGCACTTTCCGGGCGTAGGCGAGCTTATCCTTGAACACCCCCGCCGGCGGTTCGTCGCTCTGCGTCGTGATGTTGATGAGGAAGCCTTCCTTCCTGGACACCATGCCGCCCGTGGCTTCGCGCAGCATCGCGTCGGCGCGGGCGCTCTTGCCCAGTTCCCACGTCTCATCAACGAGGATGAAGCCCGCCTTCTTACCGACCACCGTTTTCTTATCGGCTGCGACCACCTTCAGCGCGGCGCGCGTCTTCAGATGGGTGATCGTCTTTAGGTGATCCTGAATAAGCAGGAAGCCACGATCAGCCGAATGCAATTCCGGGTCGATCCGCACCATCTCGGCGGCAGGCGTGAAGGCGTTGTTGGCCGCTTCGATCGTCGGGGCGAGGATCAGCAGTTCGTTCGCCATTCGCCAGTTGCGAATGAGCGCCGTCAGCATGATCCCGGCCGCCACCGTCGATTTTCCGTTCTTCTTGGAAACGCAAATGAAGAACTCGCGGATCAGGCGAACGCCGTCCGGGTTCTGCGCTCCGAAGATCGCCGCAACGATCTCGAACACCCATGGCTCGCCGATCTCACCGAAGGTCGGACACCCCGGTACGTCCACCACGTGGAGGGACTTGAACACGTCCAGCGCGGCTTCTGCCTCGTCCGGGAACAGCGGCGGCGAAGTGATGAGGGATTTTCCGGCGACGATGCGCTCTTCCCAATCGGGACATGCCGTCGTCCAGTCCATCGCTCACCTATTGCATGTGTCGGCGCGGAGGCGCTGGCACCGCAAACCGCCCTTGGCTGGTTTGGGCGTCGGCGTTCGCCTGCCTCTGTTCTTTCTTGCCGAGCACTTTCGGCTTCTCTTCGTCGGGTTCGCGAGACTTGAACCGGGCGGCATCGGCGGCCTGCATCATGTCGTTGCGCTCGACCACCTTGCGCAGCTCCTTGATCGCGCCGACGTTGCCGGCGTTCACGCCCTCAAACAGCTTCTCCACGATCCGCAAGTCCATGCGGTCCCGCGCCATGTCTCGCGTCTTCAGCTCGCGGGCGTAAGCTTTGAGCAGCGTCGGGCGGCTGATCCCGAGCCCATTCGCGATGCGGTCGTTGTTCCAGCCGAGCGCCAGACCAATCAGCACCTTGTCGCGGCTGGCTCGCGTGGCGACATGCGCAGGCCTTCCGCGCTGACCACGACCAGGCGGGATGGGATCGCCGAAGAGATCGACGTCATGGGACATGCCGAGCCTCCCCGAAAACAAATGCCCGTTTTGGACGGGCCGCCAAACTGAAACCCTTGCAGCACAGGGGTTTCTGCGTCTCACGAGGCCGATCAGGCCCCGATTTTTCGCCCCGCCGGAAATAAAAAGTCCGGGTGTAGGCCCCTGAGACGGTGGACCCCCCAGGCGGCCGAACTTCGACCCCCCCTCCCTCGTGTGACCGAAATGACACATCGGGCGGGGTCGAGGGGTCAGGTCCGCAGCACCTCGGCCACCCCAAGGGCGAAATGGATCAAACCCTGCATCGAGGCGGCAGCCGCCGCGTCCCCGGACGCCTCCAGCCGCGCGGCCGACCGCTCGGCCATGGCGATCAGCTCCGAAAGCTGGCTGATCTCGCCCGCATCGCCCTTAGAGGCCGCGCCCTGCGAGGCCGGCGCGTCCGGCACCGGGCCGACATAGACATAGACGGGCGGGTGCGCGGTGCCGAGCACCCGCAGATGGACCGCCGCGCCCGCCTGAAGCTCGGCCAGCTCGCGCGGCGTCGGCTCCCAAGCCGAGACCATGGCCGGCGTCTCCGGCCCACCCACGGAACAAGTCAGAAGCTCGTCTCGCAGAGGCAGACCGAGATAGCCTTGGCTCTTGCCGATGACGCGCGTTGCGCCCTCAATCATGCGGATCAGCATCGGTGCCATCCTTGTCGTTCGGGGTCAGGACGGGCAGCGTCTCCACATAGGCTTGCAGCCGCTCGATCGCCTTCCTCACGTCGTCGCGCCGATACTGGCGCGCCAGCCGCGAGGCAATCAGCGACTTGACCTGATATTCGACGGGAGAGGCCCAGGGCAGGGCCAGATAGTGACGCCCATCCGTGCCCGTGACCACCGCATCCACGAAGCGCCCAGGCGCAAGGGGCAACCAGTGGCACGGCACAAGCGCAGCGCCGACAGGGAGCGCCCTGCCCGCATCGGCAGGCGTCAGAGGCGAAGCCCCGCGCATGATGCCGACGAGATCGGACAGATGCTCGAAAGCAAGATCGGTCTGGCCAGTACGCCCTGCGATCTCGCAAACCCTTTGCGCTTGCCAGCTCGCGCTACCGTAGGACATGCCGCGATAGAGATCGCGATTGTACGCAGGGAGCTTATCTAGCATGGCTCTACCCTCAGCTTAGCTGAAGTTCGGTCGCGATCTGTGACATGTAAGCGGCGCTGGCCTCGCCGTAGGACGGCTCAACCCCGCTTTGTTCGTCCCGCATGAACGCGCCGACAGTCTCGAACTCGCGCTCGAACCGCTCAGGCTCTTCGATGTAGCGCCGCATCCATTCGTTGAAGCACTTCGTCATCGTCGCCTTGTCCATGGCGAACCCCTTTCCTGAGATGTTCAAGCGCCGGCAGAAGCGCGACCGCGCGTCAGCATGGCTCTGCCCTCATCTGCCGAACCTCGGCCGTCTTCTTCCCGTGGCACGATGCGCAGAGCCCGATCAGGTTCGACCGCTCCAGCGGAGCGCCTCCATCGCGAAGCTCAACGATGTGATCCACGTAGATGCGCGTGTCGGGCTTCCTGCACCGTTGGCACGTCCGCTTGCACTCGCGCTGCACCTGAAGGCGGATCGCCTTCCAAGCCGCCGACCCGTAGAAGTCGAGCGTCGGCTTGGCCGAGCGAGCGGCAGCATCGCCACGCACGGCTTTGACGGATCGTGTGGACACGGTGCGAAGGCCGAGGCGCATCACTGGCAATCGCGCCATAGCAACCTCCAGATGCACGAAACCCCGGCAGCGTGACCGCTCCGGGGTGTCTGACTTCTTCGCACTATCAGTCGTATGTCAAATTCCAGCCGCACGTCAAGCGGCCGTATCGGCTTTCTGGTGCGCCTTTGTGGAAACACCCGAAATCAGAATGCGAGGCGCGCCGCGCTCTTCCTCGCCCATCCATGGCCACAAGGGCGGCATCGTATCCAGCAAGCGCCACTCCGTCAGCCGATGCCGCACCTGATCGGCCACCATCCGAAGCCCCAAAGCCCAAGCCTGATATTCAATCCGCTCCCCGACGAGCAACAAGGGATGAGGATGCAGCGTGAACTTGCGATAGGCTCCCGCATAAGCCCGCTTGCCTTTGACGTTCCAGCCATCGACCTCCCGAGGCCGCGCCGGCATCCCCGGCCCGGCCGCCTCATTGACCATCCGAAACCACCGTGCCTTGCCATTCGGCCCGATCATCGGCCGCCGCTGGATCGGCCCATGATCCCGCCATGTCGGCTCCCCGCCCGCCCAAACACGGCGCACCACCAGCGCCATAAGCCGGCTCCCGCGCGCGCAGGCGATGTCCCATCCCGCCTGATGCGCCTCGGCCCGCTCGGCTTCCGTCAGGCCGATGCAGTCGCCCAGCGCATCGAACCCCTCCGGCATGGTCAGCTCGGCCGAGGCCAGCGCCCGCACCGCCTCGTCCACCACCAGCGCGTCAGGATGCGCCGGCTGCGGCAGGCGGTCGATCGGCGCAGCTCCCGACGTGTCCACCCGAACCCCAAGGATCGCCAACCGCTCGATAGACGCCCAAGCCGAGGGAGCCGACACGAGATCATCCTCTCCCGCGCTCAAGAACCGCGCCTGCTTCGGCATCTCTTCGATCAAGGCCCACGCGAGCAACGCCCTGATGTCTATCGCAATCTTCGCCACGCAACGCCCCACCGAACCTGAAACACCCCTCGCCGCCCTGCCGGTCGGCCCGCCAGCCCGAAGCGCCTAACCGCCCCGCGCCAGCCCCATCGCGCCTTCGAACGCGCCGAGCGCGGCCGGGCCACCCGCCGGGAACCACACCACCGGCAGCGCGCCGGGGTCCGGTATCCACGGCCAGCCCTGGCGCTCGTGGAACTGCCGCCACGCCTCGAACACGGCAGAGCCGACCGGAACCGGCTCCATGGCCCCGTCAACCGCCGCCAGCTCGGCCGAGATCGAAACCGGCTGGCGCGCCTCGGCCCGCTCGTGCATGGCGTTCACGTCAGGCCACCCACGGGTTTTGAGCTTGTCGGCCAGCAATTGCTCGGCCGACCACTCGCCCTTGTCGATCAGCGCCTGTTCGATGCGCGTCAGCGTCGGAGCCGGCCCGCTCGGCCCCCTCAAAAGCCAGACCATCCGCGCCGCGCTCCAGTCCGGCCCGAAGGGCTTCGCCGAGATCACCTGCGGCGCGCTCGGCGCGTCCGGCTCGTCCACGTCCTGCCAAAGGCGGTTCTTGAAATAGCTTTCCGGTCCCGGCGTGTGGCTCTTGCGCTGCGATTTGAGCAAGGCCAGCCAGCCCGCGTGTTTGCGCTCGGCCTCGGCCCGCTCGGCCGGGGTCAGGTCGAGAAAGGCGCGCTCGGCCCGATCCTTCGGCATCCCGCCGAAGCCCGGCCAATTCTTGGTCAGGCGTCGGAACGCTTGGGCGATGGCCTTCGGGTCTTCCCCAGCCGCATGGCCGAACGAGTTTTCGTCTTCCCGTTCGTCTGCGCGCGCCTCTCTCAAAGGTTCAGTTACAGGTTCCCTTACGGGTTCATCCTTATAGTCCGGCAAAATTTGCCGGTCATCGCGTCGAAATTTGCCGGTCGAACTGTCGAAATTTGCCGGTCGAACGTCGCCATTTTGACCGGCAGAATTTGCCGGTCGGAAGTCTGGCTCGAACCCGAGATGATAGCGGATCGTCTCGCGACGACCCTCCTTCCGCATCTTATCATAGGAAATCAATCCTCGCTCCACCAAGCTGTTGAGCTGGTCGCGCACGGAGCGCTCGCTGAGGTTCGTCGCCTTGACGATATAGTCCTGCCCCGGATAGCAGCCGAGCACCGGATTGTGACAATCCGCCAGCACGTACAAAACGACCTGTTCGCTCGGCTTCATGTCGCTGTAAAGCCCAGGTTGCTTGATGGCCCAGCACATCGCTTGATGGCTCACGCCCCGTCCCCTTCCGATACGCAAAACTCGTGAAAAGCGCCTGACGCGCCGCCGTCGATCAGCGCGCGCGGCACAAGGATGGCCGGCGAATACACCCGCCCGAAGCTCATCCGCTCGCCACCGCAAGCGCCCGGCAGGCGCATCAGCGCCCCCGTCCAGCCCGAGCACCACAGGCTTGGCGCATACAGCTTCGCCAATTCAGGGTGCGCCGCCGCGATCGCGACGAAGGCCGAGGCCGGCGCGGGCCGCACCACCACCCCCATGGCGCGCAAGGCCCGTTGCGCCGGATTGCCGAACCCGCAGGATCGCACCGCCGCACCGACGCTCACCCGCGCGTCGATCCCCACCACGGCCGAGCCGAGCAGGAACGCAAGGCACCCCGCGCCGTCGCGCTCGGCCAGCTCGAACGGATCGGGGCCACCGCGCCCGTCGCAGACGACGCTCAAGAGGCACCGCCTTGGGCCGCGAGCCGAGCGGCCTTTTCGGCAAGCCACCGCGCATCGCATTCCTTCTGGAATTCGACCCACGAATTGATCGCCTCGGCCATGCTCTTGCGCGTTGGCGTGACGTGCCGCCCCTTGCGATCGAACGTGTCCTCAAGCCAGCCTTCGCCATCCGAAGGGCAGGAATATTCCCCGCTTTGGTCTTGATGAGGCCGGCAGACTTTCGCGGCCTGCGCCTCCGTTGTCGCCCTGCACCGCCGGCAAGCCGAGACGCGCTGGCCTTCGCGCCTTGGATGGAGATGGTCGAAGCCGGGCTGGCGACCGTCGAGAAGGTCGGCCTGCCCGGCCGCGTCTTTCTCCTCACCCGCGCCGGCGCGGAAGCCGCGCTGGAGCCGCACGAGCGGCTGGACCCGAAAGACTTCCCGCCGATCCACGCCGACTGATGCCCGACTTCCGCGTCTTTTTCGCGGGAGCCGCCGACGCCCTCCTGTTCAACGCGCGCTCGCCCGGCGAGGCGCGAGCCAAGGCCCAAGGCGTCGGCCGCCCCATCCGCAAGATCAAACTGGACCGCGAAACGGTCGACCCCTGCCACCGCGCGCCCCGTTTGACGCGGCGCGAACTCAACGGAAAGCCCCCATGCTGAACGCCGCCGACATCATCGCCCGTGCCGCCGCCTTCAAGGCCGCGCACGAAACCCCGCGCCTCACCCAGCCCGGCCGCCTGTCGCTGTCCGGCCCCACCGACACGCCCGAGGCCGTGCGCCGCAAGATGGCGGACGACATGCGCGATATCGCCGCCCTGAAAGAGAGCGTCGAGGCCGAAGACCTGATCGCGCGCGGCTGGACCCGCGAAGCCCTCACCCTCTACGGCGAAGACGCCCGCACCCTCGCCAACGCCGCACGGGAGCGCCGGGTCTGATGGCAACCGAGACCATGACGTTCACGGCCGACGAGGCCACCGTGGAAGCCCTTGCCATCGCGATCTTCGAAGCCGACGAAGACGAGAACGACGAGGCTTGCGCAAAGAACGCCGAGACCGCCGCATTCGTCGGGGAGCGCACGAGCTGGGGCGACCCCATCAACCACGCGGCGCACGACAACTATCGCGCCCGCGCCCGCCGCACGCTTTCCCATCTGCCCGGCAAGCTCCTGTCATGCGACGGCGGCGGAGCGCACACGGATTGGCCCCTCGCCGAGCCAACCGGCTGGCTCCCGTCCTACATGGCAGACGAGGTATCGCCGCCGCCGCGCAAGACGCCGGACGACTGGATCGCCCTTCGCTGGGGTCGGTCGGTCGAGATCGCAGGACCGAACGAAGACCAGGGAGACCGGACAGGCCGCACGGCCGTCACCCTCGGACACACCATCCTCTTCATGGCCTTTTTCGACCTCGGCACGATCAAGATCGAGGTTCTGCCGGACGGAACATGGAAGGCAGCCGATCCAAAGCTGTTGGACGCCGCCACCCTGAAAGCCAACGGCTATTGCGAGAAAGGTGACGGGGAGACCTACGCGACCTCGCTGGACGATCTCGCACACAACTTTGCCGAGGTCGGCGGTCCCTTGGATGGGCCAGAGCTGGTCGAGGTCGAAGCGTGGCACTGGTCGGACGAAATCCCCTTCGCGCTCATCAAGCGCACTGATGGGTTTTTCACCTTCCGCCAGCTCGCGGACGAGGTGAAGGCATGAAGCGCTTTGAACCTTGGATGCAGACGCTTTCGGGCGACAGTTTCGTGCTGCGTCAGCCGCACGTCACGACCGCTATGCTCACCGGCGAGATCGCGACGGCCCTCTCGCGCATCCCGCGCTTCAACGGCCACACGATCCAAGCTTATTCGGTCGCGCAGCACAGCGTCTTGTGCGCCGAGGCGGCCGAGGACGACACGGGCGACCTGGAGTTGGCCGCGTTTTGCCTCCTCCACGACGCGCACGAAGCCTATACCGGCGACATCACGACACCGATGGTCGCCGCCATCGTCAGTCAGATGGCTGACGGCCCCGATGACTTCGCCAGAGAAGTTATCGGCCCCAGGCGCGCCAAGCTTTTCTTGACCTCGCTCGAACGGATCAAAGGCGGGATCGACACCGAAGTCGCCGTCGCTGCCGGACTACCAATTCAGGGGCTGATAGATCACCGGGCCGCCATCAAGCGGATCGACCTGCGAGCCCTGCGCACCGAGCGCGACGATCTCAAGGCACCCGGCGCTCGCCTCTGGGAAGAGGCCGTCGAAACGGCCGAGCGCCTGCCCGTCCGCACCGGCCGCATTCGCCCCCTCCCCGAGCGCGACGCCCGCACGCTCTTCATAACGACCCTCCGCCGCCTCTGCCCCGCCATCGCCGCCGCCGATCCCGCGCAGCTCTAACCCGAGGAACCCATGGCCCGAAAGAAGAAGACCGCCGGCAGCGGCCACAACAGCCAGCCCGGCCCCCAGGTGCTCAACTTCATCGAGCGTGTCGAGCGCGTTCGTGAAGAGAAGAAGGCATACGCCGACGATGAAGCGTCGATCTTCGCCGAGGCGAAATCGTCCGGCTTCGATACCGCCGCGATCAAGCGCCTTCTCAAGCGCCGCAGCATGAAGCCCCACGACCTGGAAGAGATGGAGGCGATCGATGATGTCTATCGCCACGCCATCGGCATGGCGAAGGAACTCCCGCTGTTCAAGGCGGTCGGCACCATGAACGTGGACCTCGCCGCCCGCGAGAGCGTGATCGCCGCCCTTCTCCAGTTGGTCCCCAGCAACGGCGAAATTCACCTGATCGGCGGCGGGATCACGACGCGCATGTGGCGCACCGAAGATGGTGAAGCCATGGCGGAGGAACTTCTGTTTCAGCCCGAAGGCCCGCCCCGGCCGGATCGTGGCGACGAAGCCCCAGCGCGCCGCCCGGCCGAGCCCGCGCCGGAAGTCGATCAGGACGGCGCGCGCCAGCTCGGACAGGACGCCGCGCGCGACAACACGCCGATCACCAAGAACCCCTTCCCGTGGGACGACGATCGCCGCCGCGCATGGGATGAAGGCTGGCGCGATGTGGCCGGCTCCGATGGCATGGGACCGGACGAAGACTGA